ACTTGGTGAAGGTCGGTTGTTCGATTCAGCCCCCCGCAACTATTGAGTATTAATTAAAAAAATGACACGATTATGAACATTCTTACATTAAGCATCAAACAGAAGTATTTCGATGAAATCTTGGCAGGCAAGAAAACCCACGAATACCGTGAAATCAGACCAACTAACGCTAAGAAGTATATCACTTACCTATGTGGCGGTAAAGAATATCCGGCTGATGCAGAACTGCCTGAAGAAGGTGAGGTAGAATTGAAGCCTATCAAGTACGATGCAATCAAGCTTCTGACAGGTGCATATACAGGTAAACGTCCTTATATTATCGTTGAAGTGAAAGCAGCAGAAGCTGTTATTCTCACAGATGAAAACGGTAATGATATTGTTTACGAACATCAAGGCGAAGAATATCTTGCTGCACAAATGAATTATACTTTGGGCAAGATATTAGAAAAACATATAGATTGATTTGTTTAACTTTTAAAATTAGAAAGCAGAGTCGCAAGAAGAATTAACAGAGTAGCCGGGCCTCGCAGAAATATGAATGGTGCAGGGGCAGGTGGTAGATTGGTTGCCAATCGTAGAGGTACAGCAAGTGCCACACAGTTAGGATCACGCAGACAGCGTTACAGTGATCTTCGTACTTCATTTGGTTTAAGTGGTGGCTAGCTATGAACAAAGTAGAACAAGCGAGTCAATATATAGACCTCATTCGGGTAAAATCGAATGAGGCTTTACTGTTTTTATCACTTGGTAAAGATTCGCTTGTTCTGCTTGATTTAGTCTATCCGAAGTTTGACCGGATTGTTTGCGTGTTCATGTATTTCGTTAAGAATTTGGAACATATTAACCGTTGGATAAACTGGACTAAAGCCAAATATCCGAAAATAGAGTTTGTTCAAGTACCACATTGGAATCTCACTTATATTCTCCGTGGCGGTATGTATTGTGTGCCAAATCAGAAAGTAAAGCTGTTGAAGTTGGCAGATGTGGTAAAGGCTATGCAACTTACTCATGGAGTTTATTATACATTCTTGGGCATGAAAAAAGCTGACGGTATGAATCGTAGACTTATGTTGAAAGGGTATGAGGTAAACGGCTACGAGAATAACGGTATGGTTTATCCTTTAGCTGATTGGACACAAAAGGATATTCTTGCTTATATGAGGCAGCATAATTTACCCGAACCAGTTCGGTATTCATTGAAAGCCAGTTCGGGAGTAGGCTTCAATTTTGATTGTATGCTTTGGATGGAGAAGAACTATCCACAGGACTTACAGAGAATTTACAAAACTTTCCCGATGGCTGAAAGAGTACTTTGGGAGTATCATAATCAACAAAAGTAATATGTATGGAACTAAGTAAATATATCAAGAGTGAATCGGTAGAACTTAACCGTTCTGCCATTCGTTTTGCAGACTACAATCCGAGAAAACTTTCCGATGAATCACGCAAAGCATTAAAGCGTGGTATCAAGAAATTCGGATTGGTAGGTGGAATAGTTGTGAATAAGCGTACGGGGCTTACAGTCGTCAGTGGGCACCAGCGTTTGTCTGTCATGGACGAATTACAAAAGTTTCCCGATAACGACTATCGCATTCGTGTCGATGTCATTGACGTGGACGAACAGCAGGAAAAGGAGTTGAATATTCTAATGAACAACCCTAATGCACAAGGTTCTTGGGATTTTGACGCTCTTGCCCGTATTGTTCCTGATATTGACTGGAAAGATGCAGGATTGACGGATGCCGACTTGAATATGATTGGGGTTGATTTTCTTTTGCAGACCGAAGAAGAAAGCTCCATTGCTGACGAACTGGAAAGCATGATGTCGCCTGTAACAGAACAAAAAGAAGCCGATAAAGCCGCCAAACAGTTGGAACGTGCTGAAAAGGTAGCCCACATGAAAGAGGTCAAGCATCAGGTGAAAGAAAACGCACAGAAGCAAGCTGAGAACATGGATGCCTATGTGATGTTGTCCTTCGATACCTATGAAGCTAAAGCCGCTTTCTGCGAAAGGTTCGGGTATGAACCAGATATGAAGTTTATAAAGGGAGAAGTTTTTGATGAACAAGTAGAAAGAATAGATTAATTATTGGGAGGAAAGCTGAGTTAGAAAGAAAACATATAGCCAGTTATATCAGCAGTCCAGACGAATAATGTACAACGCTGGAAGACAATACGGGTTAGGTTCTGCAAGACAAAGAAACATAAGGGATAGAACGAAATCCATAATGGGAAGATATGCTGAGAAAATAGATAGCTATTTCTCAAAAAGAGGAGTTGATGTCTATGGAAACAAGCCAATTTCTCGCCGTGTCTATATGGGTAACAATAACGGTTAAAATTATGAGCAATAGTGAATCTCAAAATAGAAAAGGTAAAGGAGGAAGAAAGCCTAAGTTTGATTATACAAGCGAGGAATTTCTTTCTCTCGTGGAATCGTATGCCAAAAAGGGATTCACTGACAAGGAAATTGCTTATGCCATAGGGATTTTGCCTCAAACATTCTGCGAAAAGAAAAGTGAGTACACCGAAATATCCGAAGTCTTAGCGCGTGGGCGCGCGACAATCAATGCCACTGTAAGGGCTAAATTCCTTGCAATGGCTCTCGGTGGCATAAAAACCAAAAGCACCGTGGTAAGAAAGCTCCGTGATTCAGAGGGAAATTTGACAGGTGAGGACGAATTACAAGTTAGCGAAAGTGAGTTAGCTCCAAATTTGCAAGCAATGTCCGTTTGGCTGTATCACCACGATGAAGATTGGAGAAAGATTGAACGCAAACAAGATGAAGATGTTGATATTCCAACAGACATAGAGCACGGCATCAACATTGATTCTTGGATTAAAGACAAGCTGAAATGATAGTACCTCAAGAAATTTACCATCCATTATATGAGGATAAGGAAAAATTTATAATTCTTATCACCGGTGGGCGTGGTAGCGGAAA